TATCTTTGTTCCTAATGTGACGGCGGCTATTGCAAGCACTCATTTATATGCTGTTGCAACTACCACTGTTAATGCTGATGTGACCGCTGGGCGTTTTACGGTTGAACTAGAATACTCAGTATTCTAAGGAGGTTAACATGGCTGATGCTGTAGCCTCACAGACCCTTGTCGACGGTGAAAAAACTGCTGTTCTGAAATTAACAAATATTTCAGACGGTACGGGTGAATCAGCTGTTACGAAAGTAGACGTTAGCGCTCTTGCGGCTAATTCTGATGGCACCACTTGCACAGGCGTTTCTATTGAACGCATCTGGTGGCAGTGTATCGGAATGAAAGTCCAAATTTTATGGGACGCTACTACTGATCTTCTTTGTATTGAGCTGGGCGAAAACCAAAGTGGTAATCATGACTATTCCTCGTTTGGCGGACTGACTAATAATTCAGGTTCGGGTAAAACAGGGGATATAAAATTTACCACGGTCGGCCACACTAGCGCTGATACCTACACCATTATTCTCTACATGCGTAAGGAATATGGTTAATGGCTAGGCGCAAGGCAAAAATGCCGCCGCGCAACAAAAAGAATTTCCGCCCCACAAAAGCTGGGGCGGGAATGACTAGAGCCGGTGTTGCGGCTTACAGAAGGGCAAACCCCGGAAGTAAGCTCAAGACAGCTGTTACAGGTAAAGTTAAGAAGGGTAGCGCAGCTGCAAAGAGGCGTAAGTCTTTTTGCGCTCGTTCTGCTGGACAGATGAAAAAGTTTCCGAAGGCAGCAAAAAACCCGAACTCGCGGTTGCGTCAAGCTCGTAGAAGATGGAAGTGTTAATGAGAGCCGAAGAAGTTTTAAAACTTTTAGAAAAACACGAAGCTGATTGCAGCCAACGGTATGCTGATATTCAAGATAAGTTGAAGTCGCTCGATAACCGTATGTGGGGTATTATGGTTCTGATCGTTGTCGCTGCAGGTTTAGAGCAGCTTATCTAATGGTGATGGGTCGTGCACAGATGCGGCAACAGGTTTCGAAGCCGCCGCAAAAACGTAAGTGGAGTGCAAAACGAAAGAAGTCCATAAATTGCAAAAAACCTAGGGGTTTTAGCGAACGCGCACATTGCGCTGGTAGGAGAAAAAGACGTGGCAAAGCCTAAGGATCCAAAAGTTGGCACAGGCAAAAAACCAAAAGGATCAGGACGTAGACTGTACACTGATGAGAACCCTAAGGACACTGTTAGAATAAAATTTGCTACTCCTGCGGATGCTAGAGCAACCGTTGCAAAAGTAAAAAAGGTTAAAAAGTCTTTCGCAAGAAAAATACAAATATTAACGGTAGGTGAGCAAAGGGCGAAAGTTATGGGCAAAACAGAAGTTGCTAAAATTTTTCGTCAAGGTAAAGAAAGCATAAGGAGGACTAAAAAAGATGCCTAAAGATGCTTGTTACAGAAAAGTTAAAGCTCGCTATAAGGTTTTCCCATCAGCGTATGCGTCTGGAGCGATTGCTAAATGCCGAAAAGTCGGAGCAGCTAACTACGGAAAATCTAAAAAACGTAAAAAATCGTCTTCTGGAGTCGCGAGAGCGGCTGGAGGAGGCTATGGCAAGGCATTGGAACGTGCAGCGAATAGAAGAAAAAGAGCGAGTTCTCAAAAAAATGTTGCAAGAGGCTGCGGAAAAGTCATGTCGGATAGACGAAAAGTGACAAAGTACGCCTGAGGATTTTATGGCTGTTCGAAAAACAAAAGCTGGTCTTGCTCTTAAACGATGGTTTAAAGAAGACTGGAAAGATGTTCGCACCGGCAAAAAATGTGGTCGTCGTAAAGGCGAAAAAAGAGGTACACCTTACTGTCGCCCTTCCAAAAGGATTAGTTCTAAAACCCCTAAGACTACAGGCGAGTTGACAGCTTCTGAAAAAAGAAGTAGAATTCGTCAGAAGGTAAAATTAGGTCAGCCCACTAAGGGTAAGCCTCGTAATGTTAAACCTTTACGGCGGAAGAAAAGGAAATCGTAATGAAGAAAAAAGGTATGGCGAAAGGCGGCGCAAGAGGCGGCGTTAGGAGAATGTCAAAGGGTGGTGCCGCTGGTGGCGCACCGAGACGTATGGTGCCTGATCCGGCTGTTGAAGAACTTAATCCCGGTAAAATTGTGGATGTTTCTGAGATGGCTTTAGGTGGCTTTGTTGACGATAAAATGGTCAACCGTATGATGGGCGGTGGACGTCCAAAGGGTATGGCAAAAGGCGGTGCAGTTGGTGGTGTTCGTCGGAGATCCAAAGGTGGATCTGCGGGGGGTCTGAATGCTGCTATAAAAAGAGTAAAAGCCGGGAAGTAACTTGCCATATTTACAAAGCAATATTTCGCATTTCAAGTGCTGGGTGCGAAGAGAGTACACGCATAACCATATGAAATATCATGGCGAGTTTTTACACGCTATGGCGATTGCTGTGACAACGATTCCGAGTCGTTGTTTGAGCTTTCAAGTTTTGTTTACAGGTTTTGAAGTAGACGAAGAAACCGAGGAACAAAATGTTCACGGCGGAGCGATGTGGGCGCGTATGCCGATTACCGCGCTAGTTGGTGATACACCGTTTGAAAAATGGCCGGAACCCATGCCTGTGCATTTTGCTCAGCCGTGGGATTGTATGTCCCATACGCATGCAGTTTACCGTTTAGATCGAGCGCATCCGTGTCCGTGGTTAGCAAAAATCGACGGTGAGTTTTATCCTGCTAAATACTATTTTACTGTGGATTACACAGAAAGTGAAGTGGCAGATGATCCGGCACAGCATAAACAAAGTCATGTTTTAGAGTTGTTGGACGCAGGTAGATGGACAGGAAATATTGTAGCGCTGCCTAATAATCGAGTCCGTGTTACGCACCCTGCATGGTTCGAAACCGGTAGCGGTCCTCCAGACTTTCGTCCATCACAGCATATTCACTATTCAAAATCTGATTTAGACTATACGATGGACGTAAATCAAATTTTTGATAATCTGTATGCGAAAGATGACTGATGGCTGTTTCAGATTCTCGAAATTTTAATATTGACGTTTCTGACGCAATAGAAGAAGCATATGAACGCTGTGGTATAGAAGTTCGCGCTGGTTATAGTCTTCGCACTGCTAGGCGGTCATTAAACCTAATGTTAGCTGAATGGGCTAACCGTGGTGTAAATCTTTTTACTGTTCAACAGGTAACAACAACACTCACAGAGGGTACAGCTAATTATACGCTTGGCGCGGACACCATTGATATTTTAGAAATGGTTATAAGACGGAGCGGTGTAGATACTCCAATGACAAGAATTGGTCGTGGTGAGTATTTAAATATTCCAAATAAAACAGATAAAGGTCGTCCTTCTCAATTTTATGTTGACAGACAAGTCAATCCTGTTGTTTATCTTTGGCAGTCTCCAGAAAACTCTACAGATCAAATAATCTATTATCGTTTAGTTCGCGTTGATGATGCGGATAACTATAATAATGATTTCGATATGCCTTTTAGATTTTTTCCGTGTTTGGTCGCAGGCTTGGCTTACTACCTCAGCATGAAGATTGCCCCTGATCGTGTCGCTTTACTAAAAGGAGTTTATGACGAGGAATTTGCAAGAGCAGCATCTGAAGATCGAGATAGAGCCAGTCTTCGATTAGTTCCTAGGATTATCAGTTGATGGCTTACGCTACTGGAAAAAATGCTAAATTTATTTCGGATCGGAGTGGGTTTTCTTTTCCGTATTCTGAACGCGTTCGCGAGTGGAATGGAGCAATAGTTCATACTTCAGAATTTGAAGCAAAACATCCACAGCTCGAACCACCTAGAGTAACAAGCGACGCACAGGCTCTAAAAGATGCTAGACCACAAAATCAAATAGAATTTGTTGATGTTAGATTTCCTGTATTTGACTTAGTTACATTAAGAACTATTCCTCTGCCGTTCGCAGAAATACAATTAGGCAGCGTTTCTCTTTCTGGAGCGGTGCCTGTTCAGCCAATTAGTGTGACGCCGACAGGTGTATCAGCTACAGTTTCATTGGGAACACTAACGATTCAGGGTAGCGTAGCAGTCACATTGACCGGAGTTTCAGCGACGGTATCTGTGACGGCTCCTACGGTGAATGTAGGAGTTACCACTTATGCGGTTACGGTGGCTTCGTATTATGGAGCGAACAAATATTATATCGACGGCGTTCGCCAAGCTACGTTGAACTTGAGCGAGGGAAGCACATACCGGTTTGATCAGTCTGATAATACTAATTCTGGTCATCCTCTAAGGTTCTCCACTACTTCTAATGGTACACATGCCGGAGGTAGTGAGTACACAACAGGCGTGACAACAAATGGTGTGCCGGGTAACGCTGGAGCCTATACACAAATCACAGTAGCGGTAGGCGCACCAACTCTATACTATTATTGCACCCAACATAGCGGAATGGGCGGCACCGCAAATACGCCGTAGGAGTAAAAAATGGCTATCACGACAGCAGTCTGCACAAGTTTCAAGAAAGAGCTTCTTGAGGGTGTTCATAACTTCGCGGGGGGAGGGGACACCTTCAAGGTTGCATTATACACCAG